GATGAGCGACTTTCTGACTTGCAGATTAATGACTGGGCCGAGGCTAATAAATTCACCCCCCATAAAACCACTGAGGCAGGACTGAAGAAATTCTTGGCCCTTACTGATGACGAATTATTCGCCAAAGTTGAGGAATGGAGAAAGGCAGCAGCATGAGCCACAGAATCGTAGGACATAATATTAAGGGATTTGACCTTCCTTATTTAATTCGTAGCACCATGCTCAATAAGGCCAAAGGGGAACTTCATTTGACTCCAGCCCGTGGTAAATTTTGGCCAGACTTATTTCATTGCACAATGGAATTTGAGGGTGCTGGAGAATACGGATTTCGAGTCTCTCTGGATAACCTTGCCAAGCAATATGGGCTGGACGGTAAGAATGGAAACGGGAAACTGTTTTACACTTACTCAAGGGCCGAGCAGGAAGACTATCTGGAGAATGATCTGAAGGTCACCCGTGCTATTTTCGAGAGGCAGAATTACTCATTCAACATCTGCGATAATTATACAATTGTGGACATTGAGACGGCACCTAAATCGGAAGCTGAGATCATGGCCTTGGCTCCAGAATTTAATGCTGACAAGGTCAAGGTAGGTAACCTTAAAGACCCAGCTAAAATCGAGGAGAAAATCGAGACGGCCCGTGAGTCACATTATGATGACATTATCGATAAGGCAGCACTCTACGCCAAATACTCTAATCCTGTAGCAATAGGCTACATTCACCATGACGGGAACATCGAGATGGATTTCGGTGAACCCAAGAAACTAATCGAACGGTTCTGGGAGGTCTCTGGACATGTCTGGGGACAATGGCAGGCCGATAGAAACCTAGCATAAACTAAACTAATATGAAAGCTACTATTAAGGGGGTTTATACCCACAAGCAAGACGGCACTGAGTATGTTACCAAGAAAGGTAATCTATACATCAAGTTGCTACTCTCACTGGAAAACGGTGACTCACTGTACGAGTCGTTTTTCTTCACGCCAAAAGCACATTTCCGTTTCGAGGATTTGTATGCTTCAGCAGGCCAGCAGGCACCTAGTGCAACTGAGATTACTGCCGCCAATGTCAACCAATTGATTGGCGAGGGAATCAACATCAATGTCGGTATGAACAAGGCAGGATGTGACACTGTTACTAAGTTCTACCCAAAGCAGGTTCCTGTTACCGCAGCCGCAGCCGCAGATGATGGGATTACTGATGAAATATCTGGTCAAGTCGCAGATGATGACTTGGACGAAGAGGTACCATTCTAATGAGCGAAGAGGGCAAATATAAGCTTACACTTCGTTTGCCGAAGGTGCTGGAAGATCATGTTCGTGAGTTCGCAAAAACCTACGATCTATCTTTAAACGATGCGGTAAAATTTACCCTCATCCAGCACCATCTCTCTCACTCACAAGAAAAGGTGAAAGTGCAAAGTGAGGTCACAGGTGACCCTACAGGTGAGGTCACATTGGCCCCATCACCCAAAAAGCAAAGTGACCCTACCAGTGAGGTCACCAGTGAGGTCAAATGTGACACTCCCTCGCGCGCACCTTCCATTATGAGTAATTATGTAAATATATATACATATAATAATAATAAGATTATATTTATAGATTCTAAACTTCAACAATCTTGGATGGATTGGAAGAAGTATCGAGGCATCAAGGTTGCACAGGAAAAATTCCAGCAACGATATATCGACAAGGTGCTGGCACATGAATCGCCAGACCAATTAGCCGAAAGATTTATCACTTCAATCGCAAACGGTTGGAAAGGATTTGTCTTCCCAAATGAGACTTTCGGTGAGGAAACAACAACAGAATACGGAGACGAAGATTTATGACATTACAAATGATTGGCGATGCATTTCCCAAGGTGGCAGATGTAGATCACGATGACATTATCGTTCCATGTAGAGAGTGCGGAACTGATGTTCCTTACAAGTCATCAGTACTTGCATTCTTTGGTAACGAAAAACGCATTGTAGTTTGCGACAGGTGCTGCGAAGAGGCAGATGATAGGGAGAAGCAGGAAAAGGCCTATAAGGCACCTCTACTGCCCTTACAGGGGCTAATCCCACAGTATTACCTTGAGACCGATTTCAATAAGTTACCAAAACAAGCTCAAACGATCTGGAGGTATGGACATGAGAACAATCCACCCATCCAACAATGGAACCCAAAACAATCCAGAGGAATCTACATTTTAGGGGCATCAAGAACAGGTAAGACTCGTACCCTATGTACCCTACTTAAGAGGATCCACGGTGAGGGTATTACATTCAAATTATTTGAGGCAGGACAGTTCCATGCATCCCTTAATGATGCAAAGAGATCATCGTTCTACACCCGTTGGAGAGATGATGTTATCTCATACCCAGTTCTGGCCATAGATGACCTCTTTGCCGAAAAGCTAACCGAGACGGTACAGGCAGGTTTATTTGAAATTGTGGAGCAGCGTATGGGCCGAAAACTACCAATTCTCATCACCACTCAAGTCAAGAGGTCAGATGCAATAAAACAGTTCGCAGATCCAAGACGAGGTGAGGCATTTCTAAACCGTCTTAAAGAATCATGTGACCTTTATGTCACGAATCAAAATCAACTACAGGAGACCATAAAGTGAACAGTGGTGCATTATTCGAGTTCTTATTCGTGACCAGTATTTTCATCATTATGTGGATTGGCTCCTGTAACTCTGGAAACTTATGAAAGTAGACCCAATACAGACAATTGATCGACTTGAAGAAGTCTTGAAAGATCAGATCAATCTTTACGAAAAAGCCATTGGTTTCTGTAAGCAAGATGATCTCAAATTAATCCTTCAAGATGGACTAAGGAAGGTACAACAGGAATTAACCGACTTACGCTATGGCAGACCCAGACAAGATTACTGAAAAGACTCTTATCAATCAAGGTGAGGGTGAGTTTTTAGGCTCCGTCAAGATGACGGTTAATCCACATGACCCCAATCAACATCCATTGTCCTTACTCAATCATGATCGTGAGTCTAAGGATGCACTAGAGCAATTGTCGCAAGATGAATGGAAAAGCTACCGTGAAGGCATCCTGCGGATGTTAGTGGCAAAAGGTGAGGTGCTACTAGCCAAGAGGATGCATGAGATGCAGGACAAGGTATTAGTCACGGCAGTTAAAGTATGCAGTGAGGCTTTATCAGTCCTACAGGGCGATGCAACTCAGCGAGTCGAGATAACTAAGAGAACCATGACTCCAGATGAATTAGAGGAAATGTACAAACAATTACCAACAAAAATAGAAAGCGAGGATGTGAGTGGAAGGAAAACAAACAGGGGAAAGAGTAAACGCAGTAAACGATTGGCTGGAGATGACTCTAACATCGGCAAAGACACAAAGGGAGGTAGCGGCAGCGTATGAGAAGTTCTGGGAAAAGAATCAAATCAAAGACAACATTGGGACAAAAAGAAACCCAATCTTCATTAGAACAACCAACCCAAGGGTCAGACCATCCAGAGGCTATGTCTGCGACTTTTGAGGATGCCAAGGATGCGTTAGAGATACTAATCGCACAATGTGGTAGTCCATTAGTCAGAAAGGCTCACAGAGGCCGTATAATGGGTTATCTGGTGCTGCAAGAGCGTAGACTTAGGACATTGGAAAGAAGGGCTAAAGCATGGGGCTATGATGATGAGACGGAGCATTGTTTAGCACTAGCTAAGATGTGGGATAAGGTGGATGAGTAAGGGTCAAAGAATCGGTTGCAGTACCCCCTCGTTCGCCCTGTTTCGTGTACCTTATAAGGGGCGAGGGCCAGAGCAGCCTGCAAATCGAGGTGTTTTACAGGTCAATCCTGCCATGATGAGGCTAAAGCCCAGTGTTTATGCGGATGTACAGAGGATTAATAGTCCTCGATCGCCCTCAGATAGACGGTGGGGGGGGTGGGGGTTCGCCAGATCCCATATGAGCCAACCGATTGGCTAACAGAAAATTTTTATACTTTTTATGATACCAACATGTGAATATGAAATAAGGGACTTAGCTGAGAATATTTTAAAATTCTTACCAGAGTGTGAACGGGCTGTTTTACGAAAGAGGTTTAATGAAGGTGCCTCTGTCATTGAGATGGGAAAGTTCTATGGTTGTAGTCGGTCTAGGGTTGATCAGATGATCACGAAGGTACTTAGGACATGTAGGCTAATTGTTCATAAATTAGATAAGCAGGTTCCGATAATGGTTGAACCCTCGTTTAATGAAAAAAGCGTTTTTTGGTTTGGTGAACCTACTGACGCACAAAAGAGAATGAATGATCGTGTTCACACAATGAGTGAAGAGGTCAAATTGAGACCAAATCAGATCAAATGGAGAAAGCAACGAGACCGAAGGAATCTAGAACGAAAGCGTGAACGGGCTATGTTAAAGCGGAATAGGAAACGAGCAATGAAACGGGAAAAGGAAATAGAAGACTATTATCGAGAAAAGGAGCGTAGAGAATTGGAGGAGAGAATGAAGACCCATGAAATCAAGGAGTTTGTTGACTTAGATGGTTATAAGTTTGCCGCATGGATTCCCAAGGACACTAGCGACAGGAAGGCACTTGAGGATGCATTACTTGAGGGCCTTGGATTACACAAGGAATCGTTAAACAAAGTAAAGATGTTTGAGAAATTACAAAAGGAGTTAACTAATGGAAACTGCTAGTTTCATACCAAGGGAAAACGAAGAGACTCTCCGTATGGAGAATCAATTAAAGTCGAGGGTGGAAAAATCATGGAAGGTAAAGATGGAGAAGATCCCTACTACCTATTCTTTAGATTATGCCATCATCCGAGAAAAGGAAGTTGTAAGCTGGGCCGAGTTGAAATGTCGGACTCATGCTTTTGGCACTTATGACACTTACATGATTTCGTTAAAGAAGTGGAATGCATGTCGGGAGTTCCATGCTACCAGTCATCTTAAAGCATTCTTAATCGTTGGATTTATGGATGGTGACTACTGGATGGATACAGAGACAGTTAAAGACTTCAAGGTGCATATGGGTGGCCGTAGTGACCGTAATTGGACGGTGGATCGTGAACCGTGTGTGTTTTTTGACATCACAAACTTTAGTAAATTTAAATGAAGACAGAAAAAGAATTGGCATCCGAGCTTGGTATTGATCGGAAAATGTTAGCTGGCTGGAGAAAAGAAGGATTTATTGCTGGCTGGGAAAAGGACGGTAATACGATTGCCTATCATCCAGAGGGCGAGCATGAGATCAGAAATCACCTCCAGAAGGAACTTTGTGCAAAGGAGATATCTGCCCCACTTCCACCATCGGATGAACCTACTGAATTAACGATTACGAAAATTCCGCTCAATCCCAAGTTGGTTATATGTGATGAGATTAGAGTTAGGGTGAGAGAAAATAAAAACTTTTTACTAGGCATGAAGGTTATGGCCAGACCGTCAAGAGATAATGAAACAATATGGGCAATGGTTGGCCGCTGCCCAAGATGGAGGGGAAGATACTAATGAGTAGGGAAAGTGAGAATATCGTCAGACAGTGGGAGGAGCAGAAGGCAATGCAGCAGCAGGGCAACCAGCTTGAGAGGTTGATTATTCAAATGGTTAAGCCCACTAAGCCCAAACCTAAACCTAAATCACCTAAGAAGAAAAAATGACTGACGAAGAAATAATGGAAGATGCATTGAAAGGCTTTGCGTTATTGGGCAGGGACAAGTTCTTGAAGGGAATAAAAGAGCATAACCGTGATGGGAAAAGAGGGTTAAGTAAGATGAAGACCGAAGACCTTGTTCGTGCGGTTCAAGAAGAGGTTATTGACCTATGGTTTTACACTAACGAACTAAAGCGAAGGACAAAATAATGCAGCCTACTCCACATCCCTATTTCCGATTGCCTACTCAATCAGAGGCCAAGGCAATGGATCCTGCCAAGCTTACTGAAACCCTTATTCTAAGGGAAGAACTTATCCAGCAATCTAATAAGGATCCATTTCATAACGGTATTGAACCCCCTCATTGGAAAATGGCAGATGAAGAGTTCGCTAATACTGATGAATTATTAATATTAGGCGGAAATCGCAGTGGCAAGTCAGAATTCTGCAGTAAAAGAGTAGTAAAGTGCATAAATGATATTCCAGAGGCGAATGTTTTGTGTATGCATACAACTTCTTCGACTTCAATTGAGCAGCAGCAGCAATATATTTGGAAATACATCCCCAGTGAATGGAAGGCGGCCAAGAAAGGTAAAGTCACCAACATGACTTTCTCTAAGAAGGGTGGATTTACTGAATCCTGTTGTGTGGCCCCCAATGGCAGCCGCATATTTTTTCGGAACTACTCCCAAAACTTAGATTCTGGTATCTTGGAGGGTTCCGAATGGGATATGGTGTGGCTGGATGAGCTTTGCGGTCTAGACCATGTCCAAGCACTCCGTTTTCGACTCGTAACAAGGGCCAAGAGACCCGTCCAGCACCCAGATCACCCAGAATGGATGAAAGGATACCCCTACAGAGGTATGTTGATTAGCTTTACTCCCGTCACGGGTTACACTCCTACCGTCCGAGAATATTTGCAGGGTGCAACTACCGAAAAATGGGACTGGGCAGATCCAGAGTTATTGGAAAAGGAACGGGTGCCAATTATTCAGCAGCCTTTGAAGGAGAATGCCAGAATTGTATATTTTTGGTCAGAATGGAACAAATTTAATGACTACCAGCAGCTAAAGCGGACACTACGGTCTGATCCGAAGACTAAAATCTTGATGAGGGCATATGGATTGCCAACGGTAGTCCAGTCTGCTTCTTTCCCCCGTTTTTCGCAGAACCACTTGGTTAATGATGAGCAAATACCAGAGGAGGGTACAAATTATATGATTTGCGATCCTTCTCATGGCAAGAATTGGGTGATAATTTGGGTACGGGTTGCCAAGGATGGCAAGTGCTATGTCTACCGAGAATGGCCCAGCCAGACTGAACCAGTGAAAGGATTTGGATTTTTAGGAGAGTGGGCCGTAAGTGGAAAGAAGGTAGACGGGGATAAAGGCCCAGCACAGGAACCACTTGGGTTTTCTCTTGGACGATATAAGGAAACTATCGAGGAGTTAGAAGTTGATGAAAAAGTTTTTTGCAGGATTATGGATAGTCGATTTGGATCTGCCCCTACTCCGACTAAATCTGGAGTAACAACCCTTATTGATCAGATGGCCGATATTGGCTTGCACTTTGAACCCTCAATTGGGGTACGCATCGAGGAGGGTGTAACCATGATCAATGATTTACTGGACTGGGATGAGCAGGAGGAGATGTCTGCGATCAATTGTCCAAGATTATATGTTCATGAGAAGTGCAAGAATGTAAGGTTTGCTCTTAGTACTTGGACAGGCAAGGACGGTAAGCATGGTGCCTGTAAAGATTTTGTAGATGTCTTGAGATACTTCTGTCTGGCTGGGCCAACCTTCTTGGACGGGGATAGTGCAATCTTAGACTCTGGGGGATCCTATTAGTGGTACCTAGTGGTACCCATTGGCACCTATTGGCACTTGATGGCACTTGATGGCACCTTTTTTCATGTATGACACAAGATAATAATAATTAGTCTTGATTTATGTATTGCGATATGCAAGATTCTAAACATGAAACAACGATTCCTACACCAAAACGACATTGATGAAGTAGCCAGCCAAGTGCTGACCCACTTTCAATTTAACCTAACCTCACGATCAACCATCGCAGAGATTGCAGATGTGGCTCATGACATCTTGATCGAAAATCTACTTCCAGACCGTAGATCACTTGCGGTCATTATCGCCAAGCAGGCCAAGGCCCGTTTTGTCGGCCAAATCGAATCCACCAAAAATCAATTAGCATGAAACAATACTTCACTTTTTACACTGTCACGGAACAGAGTGACCATAACGAAAATATAACGAGCTGGTTTTCCAGTAAATCTGCTGCCCAAAAGCACTGCAATGAAGTTAATAAACTTCTAAAAGAGGAATACTGCAATGACGGGTTATGGACGGATGAATTGTTACTCGAAGTCGACACCCTTGAGGTACCCAAAGGAAAGAAGGAACTTCTAGGGTGGTTCAATAATTACGCACATAACATTTAATATGAAACAAAGAGTAATCAATCTATCGCACTACGAAGTGCTGCAACTAAAACGAGGGGAGAATATCCGCATCCAGTTCAAGGACACTATCTTGATCTTAGCTGGAGAGAAAAAAGAGAAAGGAAAAAAATAATGAGTTTTGATAAAGATAACTGGGCTATACCAACTGGCCTTTCACGCAAGACAAGGAAACTTGCTCATGCCATAGTAAAGCTGGCCAAGAAACGAGATTGGTCATCTGGGGGCCAGAAAGTTTTTTGGTCACCCAAAGAATGGAAGAATAAGGGTGAACCTTATGGATGTGGATCCGAGTTGATCATCCTCCATGAAGGTGGAGATCATGCCCCATTCTTCTCACTGGATTATTCATCTTATGCTGGATCCTATGATCAGTATGAAGAGCAAAGCAAATTCTTGCAGTCTCAAGGATTCTGGACTGAGGGTCTCTACACTTGGAGTAGTGCAATCTATGAGTCTTAAAAATTTATCTAGCGACAATGCCAAAGCACTCTGGGAGTGGAAAGGCCAGAAGGAATTTGGTGAGGTTAAGCAAGCAATCATTGCAGACCGCAAGAAAGTTCAGAAATGGGCCAACCGTGCAGCCAGTGGTAAGTTATCAATCAGTGACCTCAAGAGACTTCAACTATCCTTACTTTGCCTCATTGATAACGAGGAACACTTCAACCGAGTCAAGGAAGTTAAGCGTAAATCAGAGTCTGTGTCATAAATGTATTTATCACTTGCTTAATGTATTACATTATATAAGATTTAAACTATGACTACTACTTCAGAAATTAACCCCAGAATCGAATGTCCATACCGTTGGCAAGAAGGTTGGCCGCAAGGTATCTATGTAGGCTGCGGTGGCAATGAGCGGCCGTTCGTTATCGCCCATAAGTGGTACATCTATGTCTGGGATAAACCAAATCACTCTCACCAGTATTATTCCTTCAATGACGATCTATTCATTGATGACATCTACTTCGAGAAACACATCCGAACATTATGAGCATATACGATCACTTCATCTTCATTTGCCCTGCAATCGCAGTGGGCCTTTTTTTATTCAACCTATTCAAATCACTATTCACCAAATGAAAATCACACAAATTCACCAAGAGTACTCTATAAAAGAAGGCACTAAAACCGTATACGAACTTCGCAAAGAGACTACTCTGGAAATTACTTACCAGCGTTATCAAAATATTACTGACCCAGACTGGGCTAAATACAACCGCAGCTTGGGCGGCACTGAAACAATTAACCGAGGCTACACCAAAAGAGGGTACTTGGTTACCGAAATAGTCAGTAAATCACCTAAGAATATACAAGGTGTACGCACAACCAAGTCAGTTAGAAAGTTTAAATTCAACTAATGCCAGACATGCCACATCTACCAAATTCCCCAGAGGAAGAAATTGAGTATGCCAAGCAGCAATCTTTCATTGAAGAATGGGAAAAAGATATAGCTAGGCAATCGACACAAAAGGAAAATGTGTCCGAAAATAAAAGTTTCATCGACATGAACTTACACGAATTAAACAAAATTATAAATAATGGATATTAACGAACAAATACTAAAGCGGATCTGCTCTATACTGGGCATCCCGTGCTACCAAGGCCGACAAGATAAGTTTATTTTAAAAATATGCGAAGATATTGCCGCAGGTAATTGCGTTGTCATAGATTCTGACAATAAATCAATTTGCTCATTGCATCCCACTAAGCAAGATGTTTAAGGTGAATCACTATGACCGAAGAAACCGACAAACCAAAATTAGGCTGGGGTGGGAAAAGACCAAATCAAGACGGGCGGCCCCCTCTTCCAGAAGATCAAAGACGAGTACCACTCCGAGCAAGGGTGCTTCCAGAGACAATTCATTTTTTACAGAAAGATGACGAGGGTATGGGCAAGGCAATTGATAAGCTTGTCCGACTCCGTAAGAAAAAAAAGTAGTTGACCATCTCTGATATTGCAGGTATTTCCTGCAATGGCAGGAACAAATGAACCGAGTAAAGCCTTACTGAGGAGAAGAGAGGTCATGGATTGGCTGGGGCTGGCCGATCACGAAATGTCCAATCTCGTAAAGGATGGAGTTTTAAAGCCCAAATACTTTCGTGAAGGTGCAAGAGCATTCTTTGTAAAACGAGAGATAGAAAAGAATATTCTGGAAACAGAAGAGGTGCCTGCATGAGGTACCAATACGACTCCGAAAAGAATAAGGCTACAAATGAACCAGATGTAGCCAAGTTACAGTCCGAGCTTACAGACATCCTTGAGGATGCTGGCCGAAATCTCCGCAGGCGAGATGACTATGACGATGTACGCTATGCCCGTTGGGCAGGCCAATCTGATGACGGGAGAAAGCATGAGGATGAACTGGGCCGCAGGCCAATCCCGTGGGAAGGTAGTTCCGATATTCATATGCGACTCGCAGATCGATTGATCAATGAGCATGTGCATATGGCACTAGAAAGTTTTTTTAGATCAAATATGTCAGTCTCTGGGATTGAGACCAGTGATCAAAAGAAAGCATCGTACTGGAGAGATTGTTTATCCTATTTCTTAGAGCAGCGTATGCTCCCAGAACTTCGTAGAGAAGTTGAGATCCTTGCACAGGAAATGTTTTCTGGCACTCCTGCAATTGGAGTTCTTGGTGTTTATTGGCAGCAGGAAACCATCATGCGTAATAAAAAATTTACCGTACAGGATGTTATCCAAATGGTTACTTCGCAGGGTGGAGATCAGCAGGCCGTAGAGGAAATTATGGGAGTCTTGCAGGATCCAGATATGGAGCAGGATGCCCTTGCCTTAATGGCCCAAGTGTTTGCTGGTGTTAAGGAAAAAGTACTTAAGAAAGGTCTTAAAGAGTTTCGTGAGACAGGAGAAACCAAACTACCAACTCCAACCATCCACGAAAACCGTCCTCGATTTGTAGCACATAAGCTATACGAAGATGTTTTTGTGGATGCCAACTGCACTGAATTAGACCGAGCTAGGGTCATCATGAGGAGGGAATGGTTATCCGAGACCGAGCTACGGGACAAGATTGTTTCAGAAGGTTTTGACGAGGAATTTGTCGAATCAGTACTTGAGAAATCAGAGGGTCAATCTGGAGTTGCCGAGTACGATTATCGGAATCCGATCATGCTGGGAGTCCACACAATGGGCAAAGGAATTGAGGGAGACTTCAATGACCTGTATGAAATTTTCTATGCTTATCATAGGGTCTATGATGAAGATACAAATGTTCCTGCCATCTATTGCACTGCATTTTCATCCCATGTTCCAGATCTCTATGGTAAGCATGAAATTCTAGAATATGGACACAATCAGATGCCGTTTGTTCTGTTTACACGGGAACGGTTATCTAGATCAATATTTGACTCCAGAGGAATTTCTGAATTGGTTGCTACCAACCAGTACGAGGCAAAGGTGCAACGGGATCTTCGTAATGATGCAAGTCAAATTGGTGTCATACCGCCACTACTGGTAAATGCTCGCAGGGGTGGATTAAATTTACTTGTGGCCCCAGCCTCCCAGATCACCATAACTCGCCCAGATGACATTGGTTGGCTCCAACCACCCCCGTTATCAGAAAGTTCAATGGAGGCAGAGAATGCAGCCATTATGGATGCGGAAAGGTACTTCGGCAACCCAGAGAAACCAGAAGCAAAGCAGCTTTATCAACAGTGCATGGTAAATCGCTGGTTGGATTCGTGGAGAGAAGCATTGTCTCAAGCATTGTCTTTGTGCCAGCAATATTTGGAACCAGAATTTGTAGCACGAATCACTGGCGGCCCCGTTGAGGAAATTGCAATGAAGCAGGAAGATATCGAAGGTAAATTTGATTTATCTCTTCGGTTTTCAGTAGACACTTTAAATCCAGAGTTCATGGAGAAAAAACTGGATGCAGTTACGAAAATGACTCAGTTCGATACTACTGGTGCATTGGATCGTAATAAGCTTTTGACCATCATAGCTGAATCAATTGACCCAATGTTAGCAAAGCAGGTAATCATGGACAAGGATACCGCCAGTCAGAAGGAAATCGAAGATGAGCAAAATAGCTGGGTTAAAATCATTAATGAAATCGAGCCACTTCCCAAGGAGGGAGTGAACTTTGAACTTCGCACACAAACTGCTCAACAGATTATGCAAACTTCACAAGAGTTCCAAAAGAAGATGGCCGAGAATCCGCTAGTTAAACAATTGGCCGAGAATCGGATGAAGTACTTGCAGTTCGGAATCCAGCAGCAGCAGAATGCACAGATTGGCCGAGTGGGTGTTAAACCAGTAATGGGAGGCGGCTACTAATGTTTTGTTTTTGCAAAGGTAAGAAAGCGACTCTGGTAAAATATCCATCCCCAATGAGCGGAGATGATGTAAAGCGTATCTTCGGTGAAGTTGGCGAGGATTCCAAGTTATGGCAGGCACTCGATTCAATCTTGGATAATATGCTCCTAGATGCGGTTAACGATGTATCAGACCCTAAGAACGATGTTACAAAGTTTGCTCATGCTGCTGGAAGAGTAGATGCAATCAGTGGGCTTAAATCCAGACTAGAAGAACACAAGAAATGACTATTCAAGATACCCCAGAGCAAAAGTTTAAAAAGGAGCATCGAGCATTATTTAATCGATGGATTGAGGAGTCGGATATTGAAGACTTGAGCCTAGCTAAGATTGCCTACGATGACATTAATGAGTGGCTTGATGAACCCGTCATCGAGTTTGAATGTGATATGAATTTGGAGGAAGAATAATGCCCTACACGAAAAAGAAAAAAGTAAAAAAAGGAACTCGTAAACCCTGCTAGGGTGAAGTCTTTTATTTTCGCAAGTGACCTGCACGGTGATATGCAGGATCCAGATGCAGTCGAAGCACTCTTTAGATTTACTAAGGAATTTAATCCAGATATCCGAATCTTTGGTGGGGACTTATTTGACTTCTCTCCATTGATGAGAAACGCAGACCCTGCGGACAAGCAGGCATCTATGGAAGCGGATGTGGAGGCAGGAATGCAATTCCTCAAAGCATGGCAGCCACATCACTTTTTACTGGGCAACCATGATGATCGATTATGGCAAACGGCAGAAAGGCATTCCATTGGTATTGTACGGGATACCGCGCGTATGGGCATCAAGGATATCGAGAAAACTTGCAGGTCAATGAAGTGCAAGATGCTCCCCTACTCCGTAGACAAGGGAGTTCTGGAAATAGGTAAAGTTACATTTGTACACGGTTATTTCCACGGTGCAGTTTCAGCTACCAAGCAACATGCAATGACCTTTGCTCCAGACGGTGGATGTTGCATTCACGGACACATTCATTCTATCCAACATTTTTCAGCACCAAGGCGAAATGGTGCATCTGCAATTTCCGCAGGCTGCTTGACTCAAACAAGCATGGAATGGAACCGAGCCAAGGTAAATAGATTGGCCCATGAGTCTGGTTTTGTCTTTGGATATACATCCAAAAAAAGTTGGGCCGCATGGATTATTAAAAAATTCGATGGGAAGTTTATATGGCCATCAATTGGGCAAAAAAGCTAGAAGAAGTAGGCTCCGAAAAGTCTCAAAAACCAGAAGGTAAGGACTGGTTTACGGTGCATGATTTACGAGAGCAAAGTGGGTTCTCAATGAATAGTGCTTATGAGTTCATCAGATCTCAAATGTCCGCTGGGAAAATAGAAAAGCACAAGGGTACCATGTACTCAAAGGAGCATAACCAACTAGTCCGTAGGGTCTGGTACAGGTTCATTTGACTCAACTCGCCCCAACTCCGCACTAGGGGTTGATCATAGGTTAAATCGTAGGCCACTTTGGGTAAATTAAACCCGTCCGTTGCGGCCCAACGAGTAACAGTTCCACCGTCAGAGAAGAAAAACCTATGGCAGATTCAAACGGTCTCGCAGACCTAAAAGCAGAAGAAAGTAAAGCAAGTGATGACAACAAGATTGTTAGTCTTGGCGATATTGCCGAGGCAGCAGGATTAGACTCATCATCGTTCTTTGAGAGTGCATCAGAAGATCAACCAGTAGAGGAAACCGAGCAGGTTGAAGAGACTGAACAATTAGTAGATGAAGTTGAGGAACCTCAAGCAGAGGCAGAGTCCGAGGCAGATTTATTATCCACTGAATTAACGGGGGATAATGAGCCAGAAGATGAAGCTCAAGTAGAGGAGACTGATGGAGTTAAAAAACGCATTGGCAAATTGATCGAGGCCCGTAATAAGGCCGAGGCAGAAGCCGAGGAGTTAAAGGCAAAGATTACAGAACTAGAAGGTGCTGCACCAGCAACCCCAGACCCAAAAGGAATGGATAGGTTTGAGGGTGTTAAAGACTTCAAAGAACTGCAAGCCAGAGAATCCGAAGCTGAACATTTGCGTGAGTGGTTATTAGCAAATCCAGATGGGGGTGAATACTCCGACATTTCTGGGACAGAGCATGAAGTTGATTACGATCAAGCACGAAGCTTGATGGTAGAGACAGATCGTGACTTGCGGAAAAATATTCCACTAGCAGCACAACGGTTGCAGCAGCGTGAGCAAAATAGGCAAGCGGCCTCGCAAACCTTTGACTGGATGAAGGATAAAGCTAGTCCAGAAATGCAAGAAATCCAACAGGTACTTTCTCAAAATAAATTCATCAAAGAGTATTATGAGCGAGATCCATATGCGGTTCTCACAGTGGGATATGCTATCGAGGGAATCAAAGCAATAAATGCAAAGAAGGCCAATAAGCCAACTAAGCAAACAGTTGCCCCTAAAGCACCAGTTCCTAGTCGAGCGGCCCCAATGTCACGCAAGAAAAATACTACTAATAAAAAATCTCTTCTCCAACAGGCGAATACTGGTTCAGTCGAAGATGCAGCCTCGTACATCGAATCATTATTATAAAATAGGAGAATATTTATCATGGCTGGAATAGTAGAACGGGATCAATCCCTTAAAAGAGAATCATTGAGTGACCTTATGACCATCGTGGATCGTAAGAGTTGCCCATTCATGTCGCAGGTTAAAAAAGGTGCTGCACCAAAAAATTCATTCGTTGAATGGCCCCTCGACAAGCATAAAGACAATTTAGTTCGCACTGCAACTTACAGTGGCGGCATTAGCGACAGTCTTCCAATTGACGGTGCTGACATCGACTCAAATGATTTTGAGAATTACGATGATCGCACCAAGTGTTCAGTATACCTTCAGTATCTTCGCAGGGTGCCTAAAGTTTCTCGTTTAGCTAACATGACCAGTGATGTCGCTGGAGTTGGGTACAAGAAAGAAATGGCAAACTCTATCGCTAAGGCTTTAGTAGCTGCAAAACGAGATCAAGAGTCTACTCTTTGTTCTTCACAGGAAACTGCACAGGAAACTAATAGTTCCCCGTACCAGACCCGTGGACTTGGCAAATGGATTAGTTCTTCAGCACAGGCAACTCTACCAGTTCCTTCTGACTTCCTTACTCCTGCTGGATCCATTAAGTCGGTTGCTGCTGCTTCTGCGACAGAAGAAGACTTGCGTGATATCTTGCAAAGCATCTATGAGCAAACTGGTGAATCTGACAAAACCTTTTACGGTCTTTGCGGAACACAGGTTAAGAAAACCATCAGTAACTTCTCATTGTTCACACCTCGTACCAACAACCTTGTTGTATCGAACCGTGACACTTACGAAGGTCGCTTGAGTGCTGCCGTTGATATCATTGAATCTGACTTTGGTACAATCACATTAAACCTCTCCAGTTTCCTTGAACAGGATGCCAGAGATGCAAATGGTGATTACGATGCCAGCGTTGGACAGAAAACATTATTCATCTTGAATATGGCCCAGCTTGAAGCTTGCTATGCAGAAGAAACTTCTGTTCGTGAGTTGCCAGACTTAGGTGGAGGCCCACGCTCAATCATTGAGTCCGTGTTCTCCTTGAAATCCTATTCTGGTGGATTGGATCACGGTAAGTACACTCTTTCTTAAAGAGTAGTTTCATTCGGTTGTAGTTAGCTATGTTCACTCTCGATAATTTGGTTATAGGTAAGGAGAACTATACGGATGCAGTCCGTCTAGAGATCCTATCTGATATCGAGGGTGAACTAGCTAAAGCCGAAGAAGAACAAATTAAATTAATGGAGGCCGAGAAAAGGGTCTCTGGTGGAGTAAGAAAAAACCTACCGTTTGGCAGATTAAGATTCAAAGTATGCCAAGAAGTTTATCATTTCTGGGGACTCAAGTTAGGGTATGAATGCTGGAAAGATAATACCTTCAAGAATGATATGGAGAGACGGTGGGGCGAATTAATTACGATCAAGTCGCAAACTGACAAGGTGGTAGCTTAACATGCGAACAATCCCATACTCCCAACTTGAACGGGGATTGGCCGCAATTGCAGGGATTGATACCGAGAATCTCCTTGCACATGAAAAGGCCCAGTTCGCAGAATATATAAATGATGCGACAAAATATGTTTGGGATTACTACCCTTGGCCAGAATCCGTAAGGGTCGAAGAAAGGTACTTTCGTCCAGAATACGCAAGGACTACAGGATTCTTTACAGTAGACACACAAAACCAATACTACCCACTTTCGGAAGGCAATAATACAGTAACTGTTTTGGGGAGGGATGTAACTGAAGACTGGCAAAATGGCACACTAAGAATCCCATTAAGCGAGTACCAAAGACTGGAGGTAAAACAAACCTACAGAGAAAGAAGATCATCTCCAGTAACTAAAATTTTAGCACTAGGCAGAGACTCATTCATTTCGGAGTTAACTGTATATCGTAGTGGAGATGAAGTTTTTCATAATGGAAATTATTATCGCAAGTGGGCAGATGACTCACAGTTGACGATGAATAAATGGGATGACGATTCCCTCGAAGACCCATTATGGAACACTAGTGCAGAATGGATTATAAATGATTCTATTGATGACTATACTGTTTGGCACAAGATCGGTGATGATTTTGAGGCAGAGAAGTGGGAGTCTAATAAATTTTATTTTGCAGGTGCATTGGTTGAAAGGGATGGGAAGTTTTTTCTTTGCCATAGAAATCGAGTTCCTACCGATCTGGAATACGCATCGTATGATAATAAGCCTCCCAAGTGGGCTTATGCAGTAAGCTTGGAAATGGGTGGGATTTCACTGGAAAATGCATTGCACTGGTATGCAGTAGAACCTGCCTTTGATCGATACATCGCTTATGACCAAGAAGGAGAGGAAGTCATTGGAACAACTTTATCTACGCATCTAGAAGACCCAAGGTACAGTTCTTCAACCCCACTGAACTGGAAGGAAGGCAGAGAAGGAATTTATATTGAGATTCCGCATGAGACAAACAAAGTCTGGGTAAGATTTAGAGAGGAAGCACCTGTATATTCTGGAGACACGCCAGATGCACCAGTGCTAAATTATTTAGCATCAGCAATTAAAGCTTACGCATATAAATCGTTTCTGATAAGTGATGGCCAGAACGAGAAATCCGTTTTGCAAGAGCAATTTGGATTAGACCTTCTTGTTCGTGAGGTGGATAAATTGACTTACCAACAGTACAAAGGTGGCAGTGTAATGGTGGCATGATTATCTTAAACGATAGTTTTCGCAGGGTAAATGCAATTGGTGGAAGAGTTGGTGGTGTTCACGAACTGTACCCAGATGCAGGAAGGTTAGTTAAGGTAGGCGATTTCAATTCTGAGTTAAACTTTATATCCAAAACACTTGATCCGATTGTTGGACTTGGCGTAATTAGGAGTGCCGTAAATGATATTGGTAATGGGCAGGCAGGAGGTTGGTTAGACTTAGAGTATGACTGGGAAAGTGGAATAAGTAAGTGGGAAGTTAAAAGCATCAATATAACTATTGAGGTTGAGTCTAAGTCCCAATTTGTAAGGCAACCCAATATACTATTTGATATAGAAAGTTCAGTCACTGGGTATCGTGAAATATTCGGATTTAGTGACACAAATATATCCATATCATCCCAGTTAGCTTATGAAATATTTAATAATTGGGTCACTGCTGACGAGAAATGGGATGAGTTAAATGCAGAAATAAAGTGGATGCTCTTTCCACCACAGACACTAACGAGTTCTGTAAGTTCTTTAATTAGTGTCTATAGTTCGTCTTCCTTTTTTAAAGACCAATTAATAAAAAGGACTGCAAGCTTTTTGCTTGAGGTAAACTCACTTCCAGTAACTACACAAATTGATGCCTTTGGAGATTGGGCAAACACTGTAAATGAATGGCAGGACTTGGGTGGGACACTCTGGGAAGTTTATACTTCTCAAACTCACACAGACACCACTAGTGCCACAATTATCGTATCATCAAACTCCAGTTTTCTTATAGATAAATTAATTAAGAGAACTGCAAATATTGCGATTGGATTAAATTCAAATTCTACATTTTTTATTGATAAAATAATCTCAAGTGGTGCAAATGCTAGTTTAGGAATAACCGCAACAGTGACACCACAAGTTATTAGTTTTGGGTCATGGGCATTAACTAATACCAACTGGGAAAGTACAAATAATATCTGGGAGATTTATTCCAGTGACATTGATATTGATACCGCAAGCTCAAGTATCTCGATTTCTACAATAGCAAGGGGATACATTGACACAATTTATTCACGCACTGCGTCTGCAAATATTACAGTAAGCGCATCATCTTCATCTGATTCAGATACAATTTTTACAAGGTCTGGAGTTACATCAATTTCTATTGGTGCGACTGCAACCAAAACAATCATCTTAGGTTGGGGGACTTCAACAGTTCTCTGGTCTAATTACACAACAAACTGGGAGGCAAATTAATATGGCCACATTACAAGGAAGAGCGATTAAAGACACTTACAAGGACTTACTCCAAGTAAGTAACGGCAATAACGGAGTTGATGCGACAATACGCACAATAGAGGATGGTGAGGGTACTGCATCCGCACTTCAGATAGCAACTGGGGGAGTCAATGTTAATGGAGACATCGATTTAACTGGCAAATTTGATAACAATTACGAGCGGCAACCAGAGGCAAATGATACTACTCATATGATCACTCAATTTGGTGCAAAGCAAGCCACTACAAAAACTGGGCCAAATGGTTACACTATTGCAGAACCTACTGATATCGGTGGGTCAGAATTTCAGTTTAATGCTACACCAGATGCAAATAATGTATCTTCACTTTGCATGAGAGGCAATGGTAGTACCGCGCACATTTTAATTTCTGAAAGCAATAATCCAGATTGTCTTGAAACTGGTATAGTGTTTAGGAATGTAACCAGTGATAACACTTATTCCAGAGGTGTTAACTCAATGTTGCAAGCCCCACACAAAAGGTGGGCGCATCAATTTGTAGCAGGAGGTTACTCTGGAACTCTCGTGGGTAATGCCCCAACAAAGCAAGATACTGGAAGTTTCTTTGCCCCTGCTTTAAATGTCGGTCAAACAGACTGGGAAGATGTCACAAAAACAATCCGTGGAAGTGACCTTGGTTTACCTTCAATTAAGTGGAAAAACATCTATGCAGAAAACACTACCATCTCCACTTCTGATGCTAATCTTAAAACTGATATATCAGAATTAAGCGAAGCAGAGAAAAGAGTAGCTACTGCATTAAAAGGACTTGTTAAAAAGTTTAAGTTCAAAAATGCGGTAGCAGTTAAAGGCGAAGATGCGAGAATCCATGTTGGTTTAATCGCACAGGAAGTTCAAGATGCATTTAGTGCAGAAGGACTCGATGCTACTGACTACTCATTATTCTGCGTTTCAAAGTGGTACGAGTATCAAGATGATTCTCTTGAAGTTCCTTCAACTGTTGTATCTCAGACACCAGTCGAGGGGAGAGATTGCGTAGAGAAAATTCAACTTGGTATCCGTTACGAAGAAGTTCTTGGTTTCATCATTTCAGCAATCTAATTCGGAGAAAAATTAATTATGGCACAAGCAACTAATTATCTGGAAAATAAATTCCTTACTGGCCTTCTTGGAGGCTCAAATGTCACATTCAGTTCTAAACCCTATATTGCTTTAATGAAGTCAGCACCTAGTGACTCATCAGCAGGTACAGAGGCAACTGGAACAAACTACTCAAGAGTTCAAGTGGGTGGAACAAACCAAGGAAATTTTTCCGTTGGTTCTACTGGTTCTGCTTCTAATTCTGGCGAGTTTATTTTTGCTGATGCAGGAAGTGCGTGGGGTACTGTTACCCACATTGCATTGTATGATTCTGCTACTGGTGGAAATCAACTTTTGTACGCAACTCTTAATTCTTCAGCAACGATTAATTCTGGTGATATTTTCAAAATCCCTGCAAACGGATTTACTATCACAATGGATTAATTTGTTTTTTCATAATCATATTATTGTTTACCCACCCCTCTTTCGAGGGGGGTGGGATTTTTAATCATGTCCGAAGGAATCTCAGAAAATTCTAATTTAAAAACTAACACTGGTTTTGCTTTAAAGCTAATCGGTGGTGTTATTTTCTGCGTGTACTCTGGGGCCATGATCATGGCATCTATTAATGCACTAGAGTTGGACTTAGAGCGGATCAAGCATGAGGTTGAATTAAATAGCGAGTTCAGAATAAAGTGGCCGCGCGAGGGAGAACTACCTGCGGATGTTATGCAAAACCTTAATATTGAACTGATCAATAAAAGGTTAGTTAAATACGAAAACCTTATTGATGAAATGCGATACGGAGGGGCGAGGTGAAATGGGTGAAATCCTTGTTATGTTTCTTACAGGTGGAGGTTCGACTGCAATGGGTGCGATTCTTAAAGGCGTTTTTGGTATGGTGTTTGAAGCTAGGAAGCAGAAGCATGACTTGGAACTTGCGAGGGAAAGTAGAGCGAATGATAATTTCCTTAGATTACAAGAGTGCCTCGCTAAAAATCCTGCTTCAGAGTCTACTAGTCGTGTGCGTAAATCACTGGCATTTTTGGGTGTTAGTTCCTTGTGTGCTTCTATCCTCATGTGTACAATTTTTCCCAACTCGCCACTGGTCACATTGTCCAACGCAAACGGGGAAGGAACAACCGAAATTCTCTTCGGACTTATCAGTTGGCAAGCAACCCAAGAACCGATCACGATCTCTACTGGACACATCTCCCTTATGGGAAACCTCACCATCCTTCCCTGTATTTTGGGATTCTATTTCGGCCCCAGCCCAAGACGATGAATGATTTAAATTCAACCATAATGCTAGGTGCAAGTGGAACAGGCACTACGATTATTTTAAATGAATTAGTGAACCCAATTCTGGCAACTATAACAGGAGTGCTTACCATCCTTATGTTATCGCAAAAACTTTATGCCAACTACAAGGCAATGAAAGCCAAAGATTAGATGCCTCGATTCCGTTCATATGGTCAACTTGATGATCCATTTACTGAGGATGGAGACCCTGCGTTTATGGGCCTTGATCAATTTAGTGAACCAAGTCTTCTTGGTGCAGGTTTCCTACAGGAAGCTGAGAATATAAGAATTGAACAAGGACAAATAATATCTAGAGGTGGGTTGGAAAAAATCCACTCAACTAAAGATGGAAAGGCACTAGTTAAATTTCAAGACCCTATTTCCGTAACAGAAGAAATGCTTCTTGTTAGTAACGATAAAGTTATCGGATTAATCGGTAAGTTAATAAATGATTTTTACGAAGAATCATTAGGTAACTGGGATGAGTCTAGTCTTTATTTTACTGGCCGAACAGTAGATCAAACACTTGAAGTTTCTTACAAGACCTATGAGGAAGTAATTGCCATCCAGAGTTTTGATAAAGTTTTATTATTCTCCGCACTTAGTAGACCAAAAGAGTGGGATGGAAGAACCTCTGGAATAGATTGGGACACTGGTTTATGGTGGGATTCAGAACTTAACTGGTTAAATGATCAAGAGGTTACCTTGCCAACAGTTTTTGATGTATCAGAAGTTCCATCAAATGGAATAGCTCAAGCATTCGCTTGCCCTAATACACCGTTCGCAACTTACTTTGCCAACAGGTTAGTAGTTCCTTACTACGAGGATTCTCCCACCACTGTAGCATTCTCTGATATATTCGATAACAATAGTTTCATGTTGGAGAATACATTTTTCTGCAACAAGGGAAGTAGTGATCAAACCATAGGGTTTGCTAGTTTCATGGAGAACCAAATTTTGGTTCTAAATAAGGAAAGTATTTTTCTTATAAATAATGTTCATGCACTTGGGCAGAACTCTGCCAGCTATGAGATTACTAGACAGTACGGAGTCGCAGGAACTAAGTCATTTGCACAGAACGGAAGCTACCTTTATTTCATCTCATCTGAAGGGGATATCCAAGTCTTAGTCCCTTCTTCAGACCCAGCTAAAGGCATGGGGATTGCAATTTCAAAAGTAACATTGGATCAAGTAGCACTTAGTAGACCTATTACTCCATTAATTAATCGAGTGAATGTTCGTGAACTCAAAAGATCGATTGCTTTCTACCATCGAAACAGAGTGTATTTTGCGTTACCCATAGATGGGTCAATTTACCCAAATGTAATTTGCGTTTACAACAGTCTTCGATCCCAATGGGAGTCTATCGATACATTTGGTAATGATATAAGAATCTTAGATATTAACTCGTTGAATGATGAACTTTTTATTCTTACGCAAGATGGAGTTTATAAGTACGAGGTCGGAAATAGTGATGATGGTGAACCAATCAATACAGTCGCTCGCACAAGGGATTACATTATGCAGACGAGGGACATCAAGAAATTCATTAGAGGTTCATTAAGCTATGCAACCGATGAGTCCACAGACATTGAAATTAATGCTATTACTAAATCTCCAGACTCTACTACTTTATCAAAAGTAATACAGAGTGCTGAAAGCAGGGATGACTACACTCGATTCAATGTAAGGCAGAGAGGTTACTCTGCATCCGTAAGAGTGATTAGTAAGGGTGGATCAACTAAACTAAAATCAGTGTCACTGGAGAGCATTGTGGGTACAGGTAGGAGGTCAGCAACTTATGCCAACTAAAGCCCAAGTAGCCTCCAAGACTCCAGTGGTCGGAGTTGAGTTTGACCCATCTAGTTTTCAAGTAGCGATAACTCCAGAAGTCACCCTACCAGACGAACTAGAATCCTTAAAGGTAGGTAGTGCGGTTATAGGCAACCTAGAGATCACAGGAGAAGTCAAGGGACTCCCAGAGACTCCAGACCCAATTGTCACACTTAATGACCTCTCGGATGTCTCTACGGATGATTTAGTGGATGGTGCAGGGTTGCAATATGATGCCACTGAAAATCAGTGGTTAGCTAGGCTTACTAGTACACCAAATAATTTTACAATAAATGATTTAACAGATGTTGAATCAGTTAATCCTTCGGACTTCTCAATCCTGCAATATAGTGCAATTAATAATCGTTGGGAGTCTGTAGCTAATACAGACTTCGTAGATGCAGTGATCGATGGAGGTGAAGCAGACTCAGAATCAGACTATGTGGATGCATTTGACTTGGATGGGGGGAACGCATGAGTGTCCGCAGGATAAAGCTACGCAGGGATACTGCATTTAATTGGAGTCAAATTAATCCAGCCCTCCAAGAAGGTGAAATAGGAATTGTACTCAATGCACAGGACGGCACTGGTGGAGGTGGGCGATTAAAGTGTGGCGATGGTTTCACATCGTGGAATAACCTACCCTATGTTGACGATGCAGGACTCGATGCGATTCGAGAAGAGTACGGAGACGAAGCAACTTTTGAATTGGGATTACAAACAACCTTAACTTAACAAAATAAAAAAAATGCCAGCAACAGACATACTAGGAAAAATCGGTGAGAAAGTAGGAACAGAGATCAATGGTCTCTCCACTGACATCGCTACTAACACTGCAAACATCGCAACCAATGCCAGCAACATTTCCACGAACGCAAGTGGTATTGCTACCAATGTAGCGGACATCGCAACGAACGCAGGAAACATTTCAACGAACGCAGGAAATATCGCCACCAACGCAAGTGGCATTTCCACTAATGCAAGTGCGATTAGTCAGAACACTTCTGACATCTCGACAAACGCATCTGGCATAGCAAGTAACCTAAGTGCAATCCAGTCAAACGATACTGACATTACCGCACTCCAGACCAAGACAGGATCACTTGCGACTGATGGAAATAGTGCTACATTTAGTGGGAATCTAGGTGCGGCCAATCTTATACTTTCTGGCAACCTTACAGTCAATGGAACACAGACTGTCATTAATACTACCACGCTTGAAATCGAAGATAATATCATCGAGGTCAACCTTACTGCTTCCGATGGATCGGAGACTGCACAGACTGGTGGTATTCAAGTCAATCGTGGTTCTGGTCTAGATAAAGCACAGATCATCTGGAACGACACCAATGATGAGTTTCATCTTTTAAAAGGAACAAATGATGCAAACCTTGATTGTGCAAATATAGATGCTGAAGAATTAAAAGTTCCAACTGGTGCTGACATTTTAATTAATAATGTTCAGCTAGGAAACTACGCATCATTTGAGACTGAGTTCTTAGCGAATCTATAATGTCGATCCTCGGACAGATTGGGGCAAAGGTCGGACAGGAGTTTTCCTCTCGTCTGCAAGGTCTGTCTGGGGCAGATGATTATTCGGAAATTGGATATGATGCTAACGGCAATGTATCCACAGTAACCACATACACTGATTCAACCAAAGCAACCTTGGTTAAGACTAAGACACTCTCCTACACTTCTGGATCACTAACTGGCATAGTGGTCACTGATTCTGGGGGAAATACAGTCTTAACTCAGACCCTTGCTTACGATGCAACCAGTGGAGATTTAGATTCAATAGAAAAGGATTACGCATGAGTTGGAGTTATTTACCATCCACAAACTCCGCAGGGAACAGAAATGCTTTACAGTTGGATGCAGGAACTACTGAAAATGATCTTAGTGGGTTAATAGGCATGACAGGTGTAACTCATTACATAAATGAGAATCATATAAATGTTTACGAAATTGCACCTACAGTAAAAATAATTATCAAAGGCACATTGTATCACGATCCAGATACTGAGATACTTATTCTTCGCCATACAAATGCAGGACTAGCAAATAATACCGCAACTAATGCCATGAACATTTCTGGCACTAATGCAAGTCCTGCTTTCTACTACTACGGAACTACTAGAACCAATGCAACTAGAGGTACATCTACTAATTCTAAAAGCACAGGTTTAATCTTTGCAGGAGCTAGGATTTCTAACTGGCATCCAAGTGATGCTTGTATGGGAGGTGGAGGTGGAGGTTCTACTTTCGTTGGTCGTGGCGGTGTAATTCTTACAGGTAGACCTTGCACTGGTTCTATGACCCTAGATGTCATTGGCACTACTTGGCGAGGCACTACATCTTCACTTGAGTGGCGTAATCCATTTGGCAATAGCAACGGATCGTTTGATGGTACATTTGATGGTGTCGCAGTTTTACTCCCTGCGTTTAATGCGACATTTAATTTTGCGAACTCGTCTATAGGCGAGGTCATCAACCAAGGTGTAATTTCATATCACACTTTACGAGAATTTGATGTTTCTCAAAATATTTATGATTACGATATTGGTTCAGATGGGCAGAATAATCAATGCCATCGTGAGTACGAAGTTATAAATTCTGCGACTGGAAGCGATATCGTTAAAATGTGGAGAAATACAAGAGGGTCAACTGGGCAAAGAGGTGTAGTTGTTACAAAAAAAGAAGTTTCACTTAATATTAAAGATGCAAGCGGAACTGCAATCGAAGGAGTAAAATTATACCTTGAGGATAACCCATCCGCATACGCAAAAAATGCAACATTTATTAAGAGTAAGGCGTTTGATACTGTCAATGGATACACTGCATCTGGAGACTCGCCAATTACGAGAGGAGTTGTAAATGCGAATGGTGACATGGTTTATGATTATAGCACCTCAGAGGTTTACAATAAAACTACAGATGCTATTGGTAATATAGCTAAATTTGAAATTCTGACTGGAGTGCAAGTCCACGAGTACACCACTAATGACTCTGATGGTGCGACTGCATATGGAATACATTTTTCTGGTGGAAGATGGAGGCTGAGTAGTTCTGATAATACACAACCATCTTACTCTGATTGGGACACTGCTAACTTTGGGGGGTTTTATCGTGTAGATAGAAGGTCGAATTCAAATACCAATGCTGATGATTTCACATTTAAATTTTGTTCATATGGACACTCGTTATCCACTTCAACGCAGGCACTCAAGGGTCTTGGGGAACTAGGAGTGGATTGGGTTTTGTTTGACGATGCATTGATTACTGACCCAAGGGCAACCACCGATGCTTACAGTGAAATTGATACACCTCAAAAGTTCTACAATAAAGCAAAAGCATTTTTGGTAGATGGTTATGCAGGTGAAACACAAACCATAGTGACCAGAGATGGAAACACAATCGATGCCAGAGGTTACAATGTAGTAGTGGACGATCAAGCCATTGATGTCTTCGCATTTAATGGCACTACAATCACCATCAAGGCATCTAGTTTTGTCGGAAATATCCAGACCACTGGAACGATTACTCTTTCAAATAACGCAGAAGTTATCGGTTCTTATGGTTCAAACACAGTGCTTCCGTGGGAGGTCACAAATGTTGAGGCAACTGCAACCCTGCAAATTTACAACATCACAAAAGATTCGGAGGTAGAAAATCTTGTAGTTGCTGGAACGGCAGGGAATAAGGTGACATCCTCTGGGACATACACAGGGCAGGAAGTGAGCGTGGGTGACAACATCCGACTGAGAATCACTTGCCAAGCAGGAACAAATGCATTCTTGCCCTACGAGGCATTTGGTATCGCAACAAGCGTAGGGATTAGTTTTGAGGCAGACCAACAGGCAGATGCAATCTACAACGACAACGGAATTAATGCAGATAATCTAACGACACTATCCGCAGATTATCCGAATGTAGAAATTGACATTTCTGATGGGGATGGGATTGCAGATGCCAGAGAGTTCTACGCATTTTATGTGAAGCAAGCAACTACCGCAACTGGCATCGAACAATGGTTTGGTGCAATCGATGCAATTGACCACATGAACTATCGAGTCAATACATCAGTTGCAGATATTAAATTACAGAACACTGGTAGCATTCCACTGGTAATTTCTGGTGCTAGAATATTCCGTGATAATGGAACAAGTATTCTTCATGCAAATGTCGGAGACCAACCAATGACACAGGACAATGGTGAGTTAATCCAGTACATAAAAGGACAAGTGGATGAGTCTCTGGAGACTAATCTTCCACCTGCGGTAGCAAGTGCAATCAATAGTAATACAACCATCAGTGGTATCGATAAAAACTCTAAACTTATTCCTGCCTTGTTATGACAATTCTAAGAGAAGTAGAAAGACTTTACACTGACCTTGGGCAAGATATGTGCAAGGACATTGCCGTGTACATGGAACACGAGTATGTAGTTAAAACTCCAAGGTCATTAATCATGGGTAAACCAGTCAGAACTGACGGAGGTGACCCTAATGCCCAATGGAATGTTACCGCACCAGATGCTTGGTTTGTTCGCACTGCGGTAGGAGAAGATCATATTTCACATTTTATCAACTGTATGCCTTATCCATTGCCATTCATTGGTTGGATGAGGGAACTTAAAAATAAACCAGTCAAGTGGTTCAAACTTGAACAAATACTTAGGAGGGCAAACTAATGGGAGGAGGCGATCCAGCACCAGTCGAGACCAACAATTACAACGACACAATGCGTGATGCTTTAAACGCACAAATTGATCTTGCACCCAAGCTTTTTGCATCTGAATCAAATAATGATTTTGGTAGACCAGCTTATGCACGACTTAATCAGAAGTTAGTCGAGGAGGGATTACTGGGAAGTGAAATAACTGTTGATGAAGGAGGATATGTCCAGCGTTTTCAAGCAGGGTTAACTCCAGAAGGTGGTAGGGAGATTTCTACTGACGAGCAGAGGTTCTCGCAGTACCTGCAAGACAACCCAGATGTACAACGAGTTATCACAAGTGGAAGAGACCCAGATGGATCAACTGCATACTGGACTCAAGGCAAGCAAGCATGGGAAGCAGGTAGGGAACACTACCGAAAATTCGGTCAAGGTGAGGGTAGGAAGGTCATGGATTTTGGAATCTATGATAAGTCTGGAAGCAAAGTAGATGGTGCGTACAAAAAAGAATTTGTCGGAGGGGGAGCAGGGACTCGCAGGACTGGTGGAGCAGTATCATTACTCGCAGGGGATCAATACTCTGACTTTTCTGATGGCACTACTAGGCGAGCAGGATTTGGCGAGGATGGAAACTTTATGGGTACAATGGCGCTTGAGCAGGATATGCTTGAGCGAGTTAAGGATCGTAATGCAAGAACAGAGATTGGTTTGGTTAATAAATACGGAGGTCAGTTAACAGATGCTTATCGTGCGCAAGGAGGCATCCGAGAATCATTAGATGCATACAATAAATTAGCAGAGCAAGGCACAGATCATGGAGGTCTACGAACCCAGATGATCGGCATGGCACAGGAAGAACTTGCACTGGGTGGGTCACTCTCAGATCGAGAGAAACGAAACATCGAGCAAGCCTCTCGATCTGCAATGGGAGCAAGAGGTAGGGGCAGAGATTTTTCTGCGGTAGTCGATGAAGTGGCTAATAATGATATGTACTCTCGCCAAAGACTCAATGAGCGTAAACAGTTTGCTGGTCAAGTGATTGGTATGGCAGACCAAGGCAGACAGATGGATCAAGCATTTGCGGCCCAGCGAGTCGGGCTGGAGCAAGCCACATCCGCAGACCCATTCCTAGCACTTACAGGACGAGCATCTGGTGCATCAGTAGGTGCAGGACAAAATCTCTATGGCAATGCGGCCGCAGGAATTAATGCTGGGCCATCATTATTTAACCCAGCCCAAGGAGCAGAGTTCATGGCAAATCAATCGGCAATGGTTAATAGTTATAACTCTGCAATCTATGGTGCTGACCAAGCTAAGGCTGGTGCAATCATCGGAGGTGCATTAGGGGGCATAGGTAGTCTAGCAGGAGGGTTCGCAAGTCGAGGACAATAATTATGTCACAGTCACCATTTTATTCACCAATTAGAGTTAACCAATCTGACTTCTCTCCAATCACCAGAGGAGCAGAATCCTACGGTCGATCAGTCGGAGCAGGATTAGAAAAGCTAGGAGATGCAGTCGGTAAGGTTGCAAGTTCCTACTTCGAGAAAAAGAAGTTGGATAAATTCTCAGAGGACTTCGTTAAGTCAGATGAGGCAGTGGCATTGTGGAGGAAGAAAGGATTAAATCCATTCGACTTACAGGAAGCTAGGGATGATCCTAAGAAGGCCCATAAGATGATGGGTGACATTGTTGATCAAGCAGGTGGAGTTAAAGAGTTTCAGAATAAGCTTATAGAGAGTAATAAGTTCGAGATGCTAAAGGAGCAGCATTCGATCTCAATGAAACTTAGTCAGACTAAAGCAGAGGAAGCTGAAATGGCCCTTAATGCATTAAAGATTGAGAAGAATGACGAGGAAGCTAGGAAGCTTTTATTTGCTCAAGCATTTACTAGAGACGAGGAGACAGGTGAGATAAAGTTTGATATCGATAACCTTGAACCGTCTGAGGAAAATAGACATGTGCTTCCAAGTGTATATAAGCAGTTTAAAGAAATGAATCTGCTGGGTAATTTTAATTATTCAAAGTGGAAAACAAATTTAATTAGAAGTGGTGCTTGGGATGCATCTGACCAGCAAGGAATGTCTGCCTTACTTGACCAATCAATGGGTGCATACCCAGATATTGGTGGGGAGGACATGCGTAGATATAAGCAGAATCTAACAGGTGACACTCATAAGCCAGATGTCATAATGAAGTCTGCTAATGAATGGTGGAATCAAGATCCAAGTGCAAAAGTTTGGATGGAGTCGGAAGAGACAAACAGTAAGATTAATACTGGTTTAAATAATGCATTGGCTCAAGGCCCAGACGGACAGTATGTAGTAAAAAATGCATCAACCGCAGGTTTTGTTATTCGTCAGTTTGCAAGGCTTGCTAATGGTGTTGGTGTGATGACCAATGAGGATGTTGATGCAGTTAAGGGTGCATCTGATGCCCAGAGTTCATGGGACAGATTGAAGACTCGTTTCTTCGGTGATGAATTACAATCAAGGCAAGCAACGGCAGAGGATGTTAAAAACGGATGGGCCGAGAAAGAGGGTGAAATGATTAATGTCCGACTAGGTGCTAGGGCCACTGCACAGGATCTACTTATGATTCAAGATGCCACAAAAGCATTCATGGAGGTGAATCAAAGAAAATTACAAGGGCGAGGAGTTGAGCTACAGAAGTACCTAGAAAGTTCTTATACTGGAGTACCAAAGGAAAGGCTTTTGCAGCTTAGTCCATTTAGTGAGTACTGGCATAGGTCGCACAAAATGGATTTCTCTGACTTACAGGTTAAAAAGATATCTAGGATGATTGCATTAAAAGGGCAGGATGCCACAGTCGCTGCACTCAGAAAGTCAAATCCAGATGCGACAGACCGACAACTTTCCAAGCTTATAAATTTGGGGAGTATTTATGAGGAACCACCTAGCACTGGGGATAATGTAAACCTACGAGGTACGAACACAGAGAGTCCACCTAGTCCAGATCAAACCATTGGGACTCCGCAGGAAATTGATAATTCATCGAGGCCAGATATGTCTGCAACAGATGGAGTTGGAGTAGGTGATGTAGTTGAGTTTGCAGCAGGTACCACAGGTGGGATGAAGGGCTTGAAGTTACTTGATTACATGAAGGACAGTGCCGCTAGAGGTAATATGCTAGAGGCAATGAATGAGCCACATACAAGGTTTAAGCAGGCAATAAAAGCATTTCGTAATGCACCAATATCTAAGGTTAAAGAATTTGCCAAGGAGATGGATGTTGATCCTAGTGCTATTAAAAGAAAGCTTGGTAAGGGTGCTGACCTAAGATTACGGGAAACATTAGAAAAGAAATTTAAAGCAAAAATCCAAGAAAAAGTTTCCGCAAGTGTAGCTAAAAAAGGATTGGGCAAAAAAGCCATTGGGCTTATAATGAGAGCAGCATTCTCTGGTGGTGTAGGGGTTGCGGCTGCGGCTTTTGATATCATTGATATTTTTGAAACAAAGAATGAAGTGGCACGGGAAGAGTTAAATAAAATGCTTAGTCAGCACAAGAAAGGATCAAGGGAAAGAAAATTAATTCAAGATATGTTAAATACGATGAATTATGAATCTGGAGACTTTAAAAAATTCCAGAATGACAACCCACAGATGCAGCAAATGGGCAGAGGGAACAAAAGACAGTACGAACTTTACAGGGCAACAACAGAAGGAATCTGATGGCAGAACTAAAGCTCAACTCTTTCTTTGACGAAGCAGATGTCGAGGAACAAAATGAATTGGTAATACCAGATGAATCTGATGTTCCTTATCTGACAAGGGCCGAGTCGGATGCTGAGTATGATCGCAATAAGAACCGTACTGCATTTCAATCTGCTGCTGCATTTGTAGATGGATTTGATTTTACTGGTTATGCTAAAGAAACTTGGTTACCTGCATTGACTAATGAATCTATTTTAAAAGGTTTAATTAGTGGCGATAAGAGTGCCTACAAGGCAGTAGGTAGAGCAGCAGAACTTGGGACTAGGGATCTTGGTAGGTTGGGCAAGATGATCATCGAGAAGTCATTGGAATCTGATGACCTTACCGAAGATCAGAAGAAGGCGAATCATCATGCTAGGCAAAATGAAATGCTTACTTATCAGTACGCTGCTAGACCAGCGTTCATAGAGCAAGCAGCAGACGGCAAGTACAAAGAAGATATTAATGCACTAGCAGATGTCCTTGATGTCACAGTTGCATTGCCATCAGCAGGTATATTTGTAAAAGGATACACAAGTGCTATAAGAAAAGGTATTAAGGGGGCAGCAAAGGCTGCTATTCCAGTAACCAAAGGAATGACCAAAGCTGCGGATATTGCAAATAAGGTGTTTAAGATTCCAGAAAAAGTTGCTGGTTCTAATGTAATGACATTTGCTAATGCAATTGGTGCAAGTGCATGGGCATTGGGTGATAGTGCTAATCTACTGGTAGGTACTGCGGCATTTACCGTTGGTAAGATGGCATCCAATTTCGCTACCAAGGCAGGAAGAAACTTAGCCGAAGTGCAAAAAGTTTTTTCAAAACCTAGTTCACATGAGAGGTTTTTATTTCGTTTATCTACTAGTCCAGATGTAAGTCCAAAAATCAGAAAGCTTGCAACTAGGGCGATAAAGATGCATGGCACAAAAATGTATGATGTTGCATTTGATGCCTTGGTCGCAGGAACATCAGCAGGTGCTTTGCAAGTAGCACTACAGTATGCATCTGGGGCATCTGATGAGCAGGCAGGCAATGCATTTAGTACTGGTATGGCAATGGGTGGGCCTATGGGTGCAGCGTTTGGCCCAAGGGGTTCTGGTAAGAATACTGCATCCACGGCAGGTGGTAAATTAACTGCTAGATCGCAGAAGAGTATACAGGAGTATATGGCCAGAAAGAACTCTAACTATGCAGCTAAAGACATTGCTGAGTTAGCAAGTGTAAGTCCAGATAGTGCGGTTAATCTTGCAACTATAGATGCACTGGCCCCCATTGAAGGACTGAGGGTTCAGATACTAGACATGAATGAACTTGCTGATCATTTATCTAAGGAGACAGGTACCAAGATAAGTAAAGATGAAGTGCCTCAAGCTCATTACGATAGGGACATGGGTGTAATGATTTTGAATGCAGATGACATGGTTGCATCTGTCCAAGAAGCCACACATATATTTTCCCATGAATTGGGTCATCACTTTATGAAGCAAAGACTGGGACTAGATATATCTACTCGCAGGCAAGTGCTTGAAAGTTTTGAGGATCCAGAAGGTAAGGAATTTCATTTCTTAAATGATAAGGGTAATCGCATAGAAACAATCCAACCGATTAAATTAAATGCCGAGGCTCAAGCATTTGCACAGGCATACTCTGATCGAGTAAGGAAGACTAGTCCCCAGCTTGCTGACAGAATATTAAAAGATGCATCCGTATTAGCCGAGGAGTTAGGTGCTGATATGTTTGCCACTGCATTCGGAGACAATCCAAATGCATTTGAGATGTTCCAGCCAGAGTTTCGTGCTACCATTCTTGGCGGCATGAGAACTGCACTTAGTAAGTTTGGTTTAGTGGATCCCAAAAGCGGAGCAGCTAATGCAATAATGCCAGATCTAAAGGTACCAAAAGCATTGAAGAACATGTACAAAAATTACATGGAGGAATCAAGGAACCTGCAAGCAGAACGGGCAGATGCAGTAGACACAGGCAAGAAGGTCTTTCCTAAAAAAGGAGATACGGCACAGGCATCCTTTCAGAAACAAAAAGGTGGATTAACTTGGGACAAGTTGGCTGGAAATGATTTCTTGCTTAAAGACCAGCAGATGTTTGACGAGTTTGCTGATGTAATGAATAGGGTCACCCAAGATCTGGACAAGAAATATGTTGGGCTGGGCCGAGATGCATCCAATCAAAATATGCATCCAGAGATTAGGGAGTTTATCAAGAAGCACTCCCTGCGGCCAGATAGTGTTGATGCTATACTCAACCTTGCACAAGATTTAATCGACTCAAGAGAGACCGTACAGATAGGACACAGGACAGGTAAGCAAAACGAGTGGTCTGATTATAATCCATACCTCATTTCAGATGTAACTTTATTTGGATTTCAGTTCTCACCCAAGGCACCAAGTAAACGGAAGAACAGAAAGACTGGTGAGACTAAGGTTCAGTACCCTGCCATGAAGGTAATGGCATATAAGAATGAAGTGGTTGAGTCCAACATCATGGCAATGGCCCAAGCTGGGCTATTGAAAGATTACGGTAATGACCCACAGGCATTTGCTAGAGCATTAACAGAACATTCCAAAACTGCATTCCGTAAATACGGGCCAGAGGCACAGATCAACCCAGAGGGTAAAGGAGAAAATGAGTTATTTGCTATGGCATTTGGCTCGACTACTCTCAAGGCAGATTCATTGAAGCAACCAATGAACAAACAGTTCTGGTCAAAGGAAGGTAACGGAATCAAGAATGGTATTAAGTCTTACTATATTGGTGAATTAATTGGTGCAGCCAGAACAGGCACAACAGGATTTGCGGTAGACTATTACAATATGCGTGACAACTTTTTGCCATCAGCATCAAGGGGTACAAACTACGATGCATCGAAGGCAGATATGTTGGAGTCAGCAATTGTAGTTGCGGCAGGGAAATCAAACAAGCGGCCAAGGATTGAAGGACTACAACAAGCAGCAAAAGATCTTAGGGCTGGATTAATCGATCAGTCACAGTACGCAGATTTAGTTGACGAAAACTTACCAGTTGGGCCACTGACTAAACAGGACATTATCCCAGAGACATTAGAAAGAATCTCTGAGGCAATCTCTAGGCAGGGTAATGACAAAAAAATTTCCAAGATCAATCGCAGGGATGATCTGAAGACTGGAGACAAGGCATCTCTGAGGCTGGACATACCCAGCTATGATGGCCCAATGAAAGCATGGGTACCAACTATCTATGTAAATAAGAAAACAGTTTCCCATCAGTCTACGGCCGTAGTTACTAATGCCGCATTTGGTAACCCACATAAGAGTGCTTTGCGAGTAGCTGAAGGTGGGGCTAAAGGCCCGTTTGCAGTCATTGATGGTACCTACAAAAAGATGTCCGAAAAAGCTGCGGCAAACCTAGCTAAACGGGCATTAGAAAATAAGGACGGTACATGGACACAGGTTGGGTTTGATCCAGAGAGACACTCCTATTTCTATGACCGTGGAGACCATAGGATTGCAGTGGAAAGTGCAGACATGGTTGTGCAGGTAGGTCGATCAGTATTTGCCAAGAATGCAAAGAAGGAACTGGCAGGTAAGACTTTTGGTAAGGATGGATTCTTTATGCCTGCAAAGAAGGGAACCACTGACACTAAGGCATTCAAGGATTGGTTTGGTAAATCAAAAGTATTAGATGAAAAAGGTGAACCAAGGGTAGTTTATCATGGAACCAGAAGTGAGTTTAATAAATTTGAAACTCCATCAATGTTTCATATTGATCCACGATATACTGAAAACATAGGAGATCGAACAAATCCAGTTTACCTTAGTATAAAAAATCCTGCTAATTTAAGGGAAATGAATCTTTCGCCAAGTGATCCTAACTTTAGGGACACAGTTAAAGATTTAGAAAGAATGGGTTACGATGGAGCAGAATACAGGAACGAAGTTTTCATTGCATTCAAGCCAACCCAAATTAAGTCTGCCACAGGTAATAAAGGTACATTTGACTCTGGTAATCCAGACATCAGATACATGCCTGCCAAGCAGGGTGACGGTGTAAAACTTCCAGTATTAAAGAAAGGTAGTGGATGGTTATTTCCTAACGGTGGATTCCTTGAGTCCGATTACGCAAGTCACGAACAAGCACTTGCTAGATTCATGGATGAGTTTCCAGAGAGTGACCGATATAAAAATAAAATCGTAAGCAGTAAGGAAAAAACTATGACACTCAAAGGCCTTGATGCTGGCTTAATGCGTGTAAAAAGAGACGGGAAGTTTGTTTACTTTCAAGGCAACTTAACTCCTGCAATGAAGGGCCTTATTGAGCAAGCAGGCATCGAGTATGACTTCACTGCTATGCATGATGGTAGCTCGAAGGGTAGTAGAGAAAATACATCTTTAATATATACACCACCAAGGGGTAACTTCATGCCCCAGAAAAAAGATTGGGAAGGGCCATCATTGCCGCCCAGAAAAATTAAGGCAGCAGCTAGGCAGGACGGAATTCAAGCATCAATAGGTGTGGCTGCATTGCGTGAGCAAACTCTTTCATCACTACCCTTTGCCCAAAGGATGGCCAAGCAGGCATACTTCAAAAGATTTATGTCTCAGAATAAAAAGATCCTTAATCAATTAGGTATGGTAGTTGAGGATTCCTACCAAACAATTGGGGGATGGGAAGACACAGAACTTAACTCTATAGCTAGAGAAAACTCACAAAGAATTAATGTAAAGTTTGAGCGGCCAGAGGATCTGGAAACGGCAGTAGCACTACTTGGTTCCCTTGCTCCAGAAATACAAAACTCCGTAATGACAGTGGAGTATAGCACTAGGGGTAAGCAGCGAGAGTATGTCTTGGATATTGACCCCCAGAAAGCAGAAGAATTGACTTCGCTTGAAACATTAAGTAATTATAATCTTCAAGGAGGATTTACCTATGATACCGAAACAAACAAACTCATATTTGCCACAGACTCAAAGTCAGCAGCCGAAAGCGTTGAACGATTCATCGATGACTACAACGGACGAGGGATCCAAAACGGAACCTTCCGAAAAGCAAAAGTCAACTGGCCGATCTCTAAAGGATATCGACAATCACTTGCTCTCGATAGGATTCACCGACTCTACGGAGGAGATGATTGGAAAAACCTCCATCAACTTGCGGATGAAGCAAGGCAGCGACTAAGCTATAATCCAAAGAAAGCGGCCCAGAAAGTTTTAAGGGGCAAGGCTAAAGCCAAGGCATCCAAGACTCACTACAAGAAAGAGGGGAAGATTATTTCGACACATGACTCATTAATTGTTGAGCCAAATGTCATCGCTAAAGATAAGAATTATGTAACCAAGAAATTGGAGACAATGTCCGAGCGTGGATGGAATCAATTACTTGAAGCAAATTACCTTGCGGATTCACTGCAATCACAGATGGATGATGGTGGAACGGGGCCAGAGAATTGGGCTAAGATTAATACCTTACGCACACAAAAAAGTATTCCGACAGAAATTGCTATACCTCCTGCAACATTACATAGATGGATAACTGAGGAAGGTTCCTTCCAGAAGTTTTTCTCTGATAAAGTAAAAGAGGATCCAGAGTATTTACAGTCAGCATTAGATGGTTTAGCCAGCGTTATGCCTAATCACGATATGGCCAAGCAAGGCAAGATACCTACGATAATGACTGCACTCCATGCAATGTGGGGAGTCATGTCTATATCTGCTGCACCAGTAGCACAGGAATCTGGTTGGATTCAACTGGTCAACGACAAGGATACATTAAATTATTTGTATGATTCCATTGATGGAACATTTGACTTATCACTTGATGACTGGGAGTTGCATGTATCTAAGTTCTTAAAGTCTGTTAAGGATGGAGGAATCATGGCAGATGTTCTAGATAAAGAAGGCAGGCCAGCAATCGGAAAAAATGGCAAGCCAAAGAAGAGGCCGTTTGCAGGTAACTCAGTTACCATGAATGCTAACTCAATGCACAAGGTTCTAAAAGAATTTAACGGCAGGTGGGATCAGTTAAATGGCATTATAAATAACGGTGACCTTACTGGATCTCAGATGAGAGATGAGTTCTTTAAGCAAGGATTTGGAGGTGCTTATCTTGGCAATAAAATTCTATCATTTGTACTTGCTACTGTAGCAAGGGATGACCTTGTTATTATAGACCGTTGGCAATTAATTAACCTTTGGTCGGACTACCTTGATAAGAAATCTGATGGGCGGCCATTTAGATATGAGAAAGACGGCACACCTGTTGAGAAAACTAATTTCTATGACACATATGTGAATTTACTTTCTGGCACAGAAGGTCTGGCGGTATTTAAAAGTATCGAGGTTGCCATGAATAAGTTGATCGAAAAGAACCAACAATTCTTGACTGAACAACTATCTTCACATGGACTGGAACCAAGCATATTTGCATTACACTGGATTACATGGAACATGGTCAAGAAGGAGGCAGTGGGCCACAGTTCACTTGATGTGACACAGAAATACTTACTAGAAAAAAGATATCCAAATGACATACTTCAAAGACAAAAATTCATCGAAGACTTCACAGGCGAAACCAAATCAACGGAAGAGGTTGTCCGCAAAATCGGAGGGGGCAGGGAAAGGTACAAGCACACAGTCGAAAAAGGAAAAAACCCGTACATCCAGATTCAGCGATGAGGATTTAAAGGCACTAGAAAGATTTACGGATTACGCACAAAAATCACCACCCATTGATGGAGGAATTAAATAATGAGCGAAGAAGAAATAATTGAAGAAGAAATAGTTGAAGAGGTTGTAGTCGAGGAGAAATCCGAAGAGCAGCCACAGGCTGGAGGCCGCATGAACATTGCGGTTGTGGGTAATAACCCACTCTCTCGCTAGACCAATTACTTTATGACACAGGCACCTAATCTTTTTTCTTGCTTCTTGCTTATTGTCTCCCTATAAGTAAGGGCATGAGCAACGAAATTATACATCTCTCACACGGTCAGCAAATTGTTGTCCCTTCTTTTAAATACCAAAACAAGATCCAACTTGTTACTCCACGGGGATATGCTCTCCATCATGGGGATTGCCCAGAGGAAGCTGAAGCTAGGGCAACAAAAAATGGTTGGGACTTTCTTGCTTGCTTTAAGCATTGCTCGATTATCACTGCTGACTATGAGGGTAAAGCTGAAGCATTGGAAGCAGAACGCAAAGAATGGGAAGAGGCACAACGCATTGAGCAAGGTGACATAGTCGAATGCGAGGGTCGTAGATATACGGTAAATGTCCTTAGAGAGAATGTCAGTGACCCTGTTAAATTTATTCCAGTAAACTAAGGAGACCCACCACATGAACAACGAAATCAACTTATATAAAACACCTAAAGCACTTAAACTTTTCATTAAGTATTGCAGCGACTTCTACTTCAGTGAAACTGCACCATTTAGGCTAAAAGACTTACGAAAAGGTGATCTTACGAGTGCTTGCAAACTGGTGCAGAGACGAAAGGATTGTGAGTTCCTTGCTGACTCAACAGACCGTGAGAAAGTTAGGGACTTACTTTTTGATTTAGGGTACGAATACGCATAAGGAGACTAACCGAATGAACAACATCACTTACAAAGATTATTACGGATCATTAAGATTAAAGCACCAACTCGTTTATCTTGATGGTAAACTGGTAGGTAAAATACAATGTTTTGGATTTCACGGAGAACACTTTCGTTATTATCCAAAATTAAACTCCAGAAAATATGGCGAAGGTGGAGAGGTGTTTGACTCACTTAGTGATTGCCAGAAAAGTTTAGAATCAGAATAAGGAGACCAACCGAATGAAACTTACATCAGACCAAATCTCAGACATTCCTTATGTCTTATTTATTAACGACAAAGGCCAAGGCTGGACACTCAATCGCCAGTACAAACTACAGTATCACAATATTGGCGGCTGGAAGGGTCTACGCAGGGATGTTATTGAAAAGCTAATCCCTCTTGCCCTTAGATCAGAAAGCAAGGAAAAGGGCTACTGCCTCACTGACCCAGATGCAATACCATCATGGGCAAGGAAAGCATACCGAGTTCGCTCAGAGAATGCATCTTCATTTACTAATAGAGCAGGAGAACTTGAATACTGTATCCGCACTGGATTACCTAGATCACGCTGGGATCGCAGTGGTAATTTCTGGCAAACAGAGTTTACTGCTTACTGGTTTGACCAGTGGGATGAGAAAACCCAGCAGGCATTTTACAACCCACAGTTCGATAAAGGTGTTACATTTCATTTTAAAAAAGCCGCTCATGTTGCTGAAGAAATTAAAGACCGTAAAGCTGAAGTACGGGCAGACATTACCAAGCAATACCGTGAGGAATTTAGAATCCGTAAACCTTGGCTATCTGGTGGGGATTATCGAGTTTTTGTAACCAGTGATTCAAGCAGGGAAGCGGAACAATGCTGCGAGCGTTGGAATGATTGGTACTGGAACAGTGAAAGATTTACCATCAAGGATTTAAAAGATGCCATTGAGCATTTTAGAAGTAGGGCAGAACCAGTCGAGGGTACATATCACTTTGATATTGAAGGCGAGTACCGAGCAGCCAGCAGTTTTGAACAGGCAGAAAATTGCGAATACGAATTGTGGGAAGATAGGTGGCAAGTCGATAAACTTGCTACGCTAGTGGTAAAATAATTTATGACACAAAGAACTTTTATTTAGTGCTTGCTTTCCGTCTCCCAATAAATAAGATTACCAACATGAACAACAAAATTACATATACTGCTAAAAAAATCGAAGCTGGGGTTTATTCCTACAGGGGTTGGAAAATTGAACGCAAAGTTTGGGCACTACCTAAATGCACCGAGTGGTGGGCAGAAAGAGAATCTGACGGTTGCGATGACTGTTACGATACCTTGGCTGATGCGAAGGATGGCATTGATGTTCAAATAGAAGCAGAACTTGAAGAAACTGCATAAGGAGACCAACTACATGAGAACAACATTTAAAGTAACAGACCCTAATTATGAGCCACCTTGCCTAGACTTACTTAGTCATGGTGATAGGCTGGAATTTAACTATGCTCTTAGAGCAGTGAGGGAACATCAGAAAGCAATTGATGAGCGTAAAAAACTCATCAAGGAAGAAGTTTCCATCATCCGAAAAATCGTCAGAAAACTAGAGAAAGGAAACTACAAATGAAAACTATCAATCTCTCAAAGAGACAATGGGAATGGATTTACTGGTTGACTGGCAATCCACAATTCGAGGAAGACTGTCCAGATTGGCCGCAAGATTTAATCGAGAGAATTAGATCATGTGACTTTAATCGCAAATCTTTATCTTTCTCATTTCCAGAGGATCAAGAGGTGATCAATTATCTCCATGAGGAATTTGATAGATTAAAAGAAATCCAGTATGACAGTCTTACTGGTTACTACCAAGAAAACGACAAAAAATTCTGGGGAAATATCCAATCTATTAACCAACTGATCAAGAAGATTTGTTTGTCTTGACACTATCTCAATAGACTCTATATAACTCAATTACACGAATGATTAATACAAACCAGCGTACTGGGGACTGCAAATCCTCTATCATCGGTTCGATTCCGATCCGCGCCTCCATCCCATTAGTTGGAGACGGTTTTGGTTGCAATTCGGTAAAGATTGACTCTTATTCAGTCGGCTTGAAACTCCCTATCGACATCTCTATTGAGTGTCGCAAGTCCAAGATTTCCCTTAAATTTTCTTATAAAGACAATAGCTACCGCATACCCTTAAATTGCACCTTCGAGGAATTAACGGAGTCAGATATTTGTGATATTGTAACTCGTACCATCCGAAAAGTGGACGGGGATATTACTGTTGGCCAGTTGCTGGATTGGGTAGTTGAGAATGAAGAATGTGGTGGTGCATTAGCCACTCGTAAGAAGTCAAAGGCCCACTTTATTGACCTTTGGGTCAAGAGGGAAGGTAGGTCACTAGATGAATCTACTGAAGCACTTTTAAGCACTGATAATACTGGTAGAACAATTCCAGAACAGTGGGCTAAGAAATATGGATTGCCACATAAGATAAGGCAGATCCGATCACTCTTTAGTAAAAGAAATTTGTTGTTGTTCAAGCGTGAGGGTTGGGACACTAAGCACTTTGCCAATTTTGTGGGCTATATTGCGGAGTCAACGGTGTCCCAGCCCTTCACCACTGATGACAACGAAGTCGAAAGAATCATCTCATTTTTTGAGGCAAATCGTGAAACCCATCCAGTGTTTTACGATATATATCTTTTGGCCTTTGGTGCAGGTTTACGGGCATCAGAAATTTACCAAGTTCAAGGTAAAGACTTTACAACTTTTAATGGGCAACATTTCTTATTGCTGCCTTTTGCTACTAAGCGTAGCAGATTAAAAAATACCAATCACATTGAGAAGGTTGGTATTTCTCCCGTACTATACAATCACTTCTCATCTGCCTCCCAGCATGAGAATGTAATCAAAGGTGGACTTAGGTTACATAAAAGGTTTGTAAAATTCTTAAAGCAGGATCTTGGCATCACTGACAACAAAGCTTGTCACCGTTTGCGTAAGATTCTTGGAGCGAGGTTGGCTACTTCGGCTGGTATTTATCATGCTAGTAAAACGCTCCGAAACTCAGTCGCAGTGTGCGAAAGGTACTATAGTGACCTTACTGCACATAAGAACGACTTGAGGGTGTAGTGGAAAGTTCTGGGTAAGTAACTGATCTATCTTAAAAAAAGTCATGGGCATGATTGTGTCCAATTGTTAACCACTGCAACATTATCGGTTGATAATCTGTCGTTAAGCATTGATTCAGAAGCAAATCTGACAATAGACACTGGCGGCAAGTGGCATGGTACCGTGCAGGAGTTGGCCGATTATTTATCGCAATTAAGCGAGGATCTACAGGAGAGAATCGAAGATGGGGAAAATTAATTCTAAGCAAAAAGGTGCTAGGTTTGAACGGGCCGTAAGTCACATTTTAAATGATGCAGGATATGAGGCCAGACGGGGCCAGCAATTTTGTGGGGCCAATGGTGATGCAGATGTTATCGCCCCAGACTTTCCGTTTCATCTGGAGTGCAAGCATGTGGAAAAGCTGAATCTTTACACCGCCATGACTCAAGCGATCGCAGATGCAAAGAAGGTAAATAAGGCACCGTGTGTCATCCACAAAAAGAATCATTCCGAAGAACTTTTTACATGCAGGTTAAGTGATCTGCTTGAACTACTAACATCATACGAAAAATGAATGAAAATACTAATCAACCTCCTCCGCAGCTTACTAGCTTACTATTCAGTAGTTTGCTCCAAGCTCAAACGCATCTGGCCAATCCTAAGAAGGACACAACGGGTTATGGGTACAAATATGCCCAACTGGATCAGATCATTGAGATCGTAAAGCCTGTCCTTGCAGAATATGGGCTGGGCATAATTCAATCACCTCATGGCCCCATCGTTGATGGATGTCTCACATTGAAGACAATTATCTTCCATGAGTCTGGCCAGCACTTGATCGAGCAGTTTGCAATTCCTTTAAAAGAGGGAACAAATGTGACACAGGATTACGGTTCTGCTCTGACATATGCTCGCAGGTATCA